CATCATCAGTTGGCAGTTCACCAAGACCAATTCCATTCATCATGTTGTTAAATTCCTGATCTACATCAAATGCACTCATAATTATTCTTTTAAGGTTAAACCATCATCTTGTGCAGCCATGTCTATTGCAAACCAAATTTGCTCCATAGTTGCGTCATTTGTCAGAGCAGTGTTTAAGATTTCTTGTGCCTGCTCATTATCGTCACAATTGTAACGAAGTTTTATGTCATCTATATGCCATAAATTGTCAACAAAATACCCTGCTTCACGCAGAACTGCTTTAGCTTTTTCTGGTGTCATGTTCTATGTATTCAATTACATACTTGGCAAAAGTAGTTAATACTTCATGCCCTTCAAATTCAAAGCTCTCTGATTTGTTTTCTACACTTTCATTATAAAGTGATTTAAACTTTTCAAAAGACTCTTCTGTAAATTTAAACTCGCTCATACTACTTCATAGTTTTTGTTTTTGGTTAATAAAAAAGTTAATTCTAGTCTTTCCCAGTGTCTTCTAACCTGTTCTTAGTAGTCAACCTTTAGCACGGTTTTTAGTTGCTCTCTTATTTTAGCACCCTCAAATGTAGGGTCAAGCTGAGAACTCATTCGCGTTGTAGTGCAAGTCAGCACTCCATCAAACTTCTTCCTTTCTCAAGGGAACAACACGTCCAGCATTACTGCTGATATTTTATTTATACTCCTCAATGTTTTGGAGTCCAATCTGTTCTTGGTAGTCAACAGTGTACACAAATCAGCTGATTACTTGCGTCCTTAGTATCTATGATGTAAACAAAAATGTTTACAAATATGATACGCTGGTTGCGTTGAATACTGGATAGGGTTGCTGGTTATCTTTTACTTAACTTGTAATCTTGCTAATCTTATTAAAAGATGCTCATTTGTAGATCTTAAATCTTTTGATTTGTTTTCTAAGTCTTTTATGGTCTGCTTTTGCTTTTGTGTTTTTAATATCAAAGCACCAAGATGATCAGACTTCATCTTGTTATTTAACTCTTCCAATTGATTATTGAGTAAATCAATTTGTGATAGTAGCTTTTTGTTTTCTTCAGTTAGAGATCTAACTCTTTCTTTCTCCCACAGAAGCTTTTCTTGACAATTTTTTGGATGTAGTGACATTAATGGCTCTTCCATAGTTTTAATTTTAGATGAAACCTCTTCCAGAATGTACCATGGCATTAATCTTTTGCTGATGCAAGTATGCCATTAACTTAAATAGTTTTTTCATTTTCTTCATCATTGTCAACATTGTTTGTTTTAGTACCCCAGTACATTTCACATTTGCCATCCTCTATAGGCACAGTTCCAAACCATGACTGCCAATGCTCATCTGGTTTAGCAGTAAACCTGTAGCATTTATTTTTCATAGGGCATCCTTCACCACTACACATTGTTATATCTGCCATAACTTTATGATTTAAACATTAGGTATCCAATTGTAATTCCTGCAAGTATATGCACTAGATTATTTAACCATTGAGGGTATTTACATTTTTCCATACTTCAGATTTTAAAAGTTCTTCTTTTACTTCGCGTAAAAACTCTCTTTGAGATTCACACCATTTGCCAATGTAAGTATTCAAATCAGTAAATGGCAGTTGTTTAATCATTTCATCTACTGCAAGTGTTGCACATTGTAGTGCTAACTCTTTGTCAATTCCAAATCTATTGTCAGTAGAATTTGTTTCCATGATGAATTTCATTGCTAAATCGTTAGCTTTCTCTTTTGCTGTCATTTAATTCTTTGATTATCTTGTTAGTCATGTACTTAGTCACTTTATATTTATTTTGTATATAGATTCTAAGTATGTGATTACTAAATAGTTTCCAATCTTTGTTATTAGAAACAATGTCATTTTTTATTATCTCTGATTTTAGACTCATACTCTTTTGTGTTATCTATTAAAACATAGGGTGGTCTAATAGTTACTTTTGATCCATCACTATTAAAGTAATATAATGTGTCACCATCAAAACTAATTGTATCAGTGTACCATATTGCATCATGCATTGGATGTACACCTGCTGTTGGTACATAAACTTTACCATGTATTTCATACTTGTATTCTTTTGTAATACAAGAAGATATCATGATTATTGTCAAAAGTGTTAATAGTAATTCTTTCATTGCTCTGATTTAATTATATCTGTGTTTTTCCATTCTTTCCAAGTATCAAAATCTTGTAACTTTTCTAACATCCATTTAGCACCTGCAATCCAATTATCTGTTTTACATAAATTAGGATCTGCAAGGTTAGCTGCAATTTCTTCAAGTGTTTCCTGGCTCATCTTATTTTGTTTTAACTGGTTTTTTAACTGGTGCACTAAATTTCTCAAAACATTGATTACAAACCCAAACACCCATTTCTTGCATTTCAGATCTTGGTTTTTCTAAATGGCAATTGTAACATCTCTTTTTTATTTCTGCCATTTTATTTTGGATTAAGTGCTTGCTTTATTACTTTTCCTCTAAAAGGTTTTACTAAGTTAAACACTTCATAGGATTCTTCTTCTGCCCAAGTTATAATTTCTTCTTCTCTATCCATGTTGTAATCATGCAGAGCAAATGAGCGATGCATTAGTTCATGCATGATTAATCCAAAAGTATTTACGTCATCTGTGCATCTTGAGAGATTAATGAATACAAATCTTGGATCATCATCTGTATACTCACCAGATTCTAGGTACAAAATTACTCCAACCTGCTATATAAGCACTTTTTGTAGTGTTTTCATGAGCAGCGCAGTCTTTAGCATTAAGACCATGCATTTCTGCTACATTAAAATAGTCAAATACGTCACAAGGATTATAACTTAACAAAAGCATATAAGACCCTCTAAATATTGTTATCATCATTCTTTTTCTTTTTTTCTTCAACGTAACTAATAATAAAACCAATTGCTACAACAACATTCATCCCAACTGATGCAATGACTTCATAAATGTCTTCATATACATTTACTGATAAATGCACATGTCCTATCATCCAAAATGGTATGGACAAGTTTTGACTTATCCACACCACTAAGTATGCTATGAAAAATTTAATCTCCTTCTTCATTATTGGTTCCTTTTTGTTTTGGTTTGCTTTTGAGCTTTTGTCTACGCTCAGCAGGTTTTTCCTCTGCTTTTTGTCTTTTTCTTTTAGGAGTACTTGCTGTTTCTCCATTTAAAATATGTATCTTGTCTTGTTCCATGGTATTACTTCATCTTTTAGTTCTAAAAATTCTCTGATTCTTTCTGCTTTGTAACCTGCTTTGTAACGCAGTGCCTCACCTCCATACTGAGAAACCTTATCTTCTTGTATATCAGGACGCCATAAAAGATTTTCACCAGGCAATTCATTATCTAAATTATACTGATGTTTGTCTCTACTGTGTGTAAGAAAGATAACCTCTGACTTAACAAGATGCTTATGCTTTCTATCCACAAAGGCGTCAACACCTTCAAATAAGATTCTGTACTGTTCTAACCATCCATCTGTAACAATCACAGGAGAAAAGTTGATATGCACATCATAACCTGCCTCAATAAAATCATTGATAGCTTTAATTCTATCTATTATCTTACTTGTATTTGGTTCTAAAATCTTTGCATAAGGTATTGGCATGAGACTAAATCTGATTCTGATTTTACCTTGAGGGTTAAACTCTAAAAGTTTATTGTTTACATATTTAGTTGCAAAAGAACCCATTGCTTTTGGATGATCTCTAAAAAACTCAAAGATTCGTTGCCAATCATGATACTTAGCATGAAGTGCAAAGTCTTCATTACAAGATATATCATACGTTATTAGACTCTCATGTGTTTGATTTGGCTTTTCTGTATCATCAAACCATGCATGTGAGTTAATCTCAGTAAGAATATCAGTAACACTAGACTTGTTTGCAATACTCAATCCTTCTGGTTTATGACGTTTCATGTAGCAGTAACTGCAATCATATAAGCAGCCATGTCCAAATGATGGAGTAATAAAGTCAGTAGACCTACCACTAGGTCTTATCAGTAGGCTTTTTCTTTCTACGATCTCTACGAGTGGGTTGTGGTTTGACTGGTTCTTTTCCATCTTCATAGAATAATTGTTTCTTAAAATGTTTATTCAAAGCCTCCATCATAGACTTACCCATGCTTTTTAGAATACTAAAAGTTTCAGATGCTTCTTGTTTTATATCACCAAGCTTTTGAGATTGTTCATCTGAACGATTCTCTATCAGCTCTAAACTAGAAAAACCTAGATGCAAGTTTATAAGTTTACCATGCAACTCTGTTGTTGCACTTAGCAAATCCATCTCTTTAGTTCTAACTTCTTCTGTTAATTCTGATTTAAAAGGTAGTGCTATCTTAGATCTTCTCATAAACTGATCGCAGTCACTAATAGCCTCCTGGATAGTTTGCATATAGTTCTTAGGATCTGCTACAAGGTCTATATGAAAATTCATGTTGTTGTACATTTTAAAGTACAAAATCATGAATCTCAACAAACTAAATTCATCAGTAATTTCAGATGCATTTTTTACAT